GCATCATCTTCGGTTGTCTCATAGTGGCAGAAGATTCCCTGACCGATCTTATCGCCTCGCCGCAGTTGAATGGCATAGGGAGAGAGGTTAATCAATTGCATAAAGATTTCTCCCTCATTGTCGGGATTATCCGCATAATCTGCATCAATGACGCCCTCAGAGTTCGCAAGAATAATCCAATGTTTAAGAGGGGTAGAGGATCTTACAAGCAACTTAAGGTACATACCTTTTGGCATATACGCCTTCATACCAGTGGATACTAACTGGATTTTGCTCTTCAAATCCTTTGTAGCTTTTGCCATTTCATCAAGAGTAAGAGGATTTTCAAATCCCCAGTAATCGGACTTCGCAACGCCATCACGTAGCTTCATAGAGAAATGCTCAAATGGCTTTAGAACAATATCCTCTGCAGCAATTAGGTCATATCCTGCTGAATCAGCTGTGCCTCTTGTTGGAAGTGGCAAATCGACGTCTTTAAAACGAGAAACCTTTTCAAATCTAATACCTTCCATATTATTCATCCTCATAGGTCACGCTAATACGGCGTTCCGGCTCTTTCTCTTTGTTGAATTCAATAGTCGCTTTGCAGACGACGTAAGAACCAATTACTTCGCCTTTCTGCTTAACTTCTTTTACCGTATAAGCAAAGGCAGTCAGCTCTCCGCCGCTCTTGTTACGAAGGCTTTCGCGAAGGGTTAATGCTTCGGCTTCGGTCTCAACGCGGTAAACATTCTGAACTTTAAGTAAATATTCCATATTAGCAAATCTCCATAGTAATTTTATTTTCGCTGTACTGGTTAAGCTCTTCTTTCTCGGTAATACGCTTTAGTTCATAGAAGAAATTAACCGGCGCGTGGATCTTCATGTTATAAAGGTTATACTGCTGGGCATATGAGATAAGTGCCTTGCTTAACTCAGGAATGTCAGAGCATGCATCAATGCTGGAACGTACGCCGTTTTGCATGATAAGAATGCGAGAATCACATGCAAAGGGGTCGTAATCGACTAATAGCATATCTTCCTTCATACCTCAATCACTCCTTTCGTATAATCAAATAAATAGTAAGCTTGCGTGGTTGTATCAGGGTGAGTAATCCAAAATTCCCACGCATTATCATTATTTAATTCAATGGACTTGAGAGTGCCGAGATCCTTCACGACTGAAATGATTTCGGAAGCGAGGTCATAAGATTCTCCCTCTTTCCATGTAAAAATGGTATAGTAATGGCGCTCATTGTTAAGTAACATAAAATAGATATCTTGCTCCATATCATAATAGGGAAGAATATCATCGAGCCATTCAGTAATGTCGCAACGTTTCTTTTCAATGGCGCTTTTTGCCATTTTAGGAAGTCCAGTATATCCCGCTTGATTTAATTCATAAAGTGTCATCTATTCCACTCCTTACTACTGTTGTAATTATATTACCATTTATATCATCTGTTGTCAAGATTTTATATTCGCCAGAAGAATAGGTAACACCATAACCATGCATATAAGGAAGAGTACAATGGCAAATACCGGAACCTCCATTAGAGGGATGATTACTGCAACCGCGGCAACAAGAAGGAATATCACTCCATAGGTCTTTCTTTAACCACCAATCGGTTATAGGACTTTCGATTTTATTAGATGGAATTGATGTGGCTCTCTGGCAGCCATCACACGTGTCTTGTAGCACACAGCAATCTGGGCAATTATACTGTTTCATAAGGTTTACCCTCCTTTAACGGTATAATGCGCTGATTGCGACTACCCCTCATTGGTAGCGTGATATCTCGCTCTTCTTGGATGAACGGGCCATCAATGAGACAGTTAATAGAGTTAAGAATTGCGATGCTATGGGTGTCTGTGCGTTGAGTCAGCTCTTCATATGTGTACCCAGACCAAAGATATATCTTAGTATCTGGTAAAGAGTGCTTAACTTCATTAATTACCATTGCGGTGAGAAAGAGATTTTGCTCTGCCATTGGTTCGCCACCCATAATGCAAAGTGTACGATGTATGCCGTTTGCGGTGAGCCCTTGAAGGATAGAGTTCATCGTACCTTCGGTGAACTCATATCCTCCATCAAAATCCCAGGTTTGCGGATTATGACAACCTGGGCAATGCTTAGGGCATCCTTGAACAAAGAAGGAAAGACAGATTCCCGGCGCCGCAGTTACATCATTATAGATAATTCCTGCGTAGCGCATAGTTAGTCTCCTTCATTCGGATCTACCGGCTCGGGATCAACGGGTTCTGGCTCTAGCTCGGGGTCTACCGAATCGGGCGGATTTACATCTTCTGGATCGACAGGCTCGGGGTCAGGCACATCTGACCCGCCGTCCGCAGGTTTATTGTCGTCCTGATTAAGAATATATGCAGTCTTGCATTCTGGGCAAGATACGTAGTTACAAGAAGTAAACTTATCTTCTACTACATCAAACTTTGTGCAAATATCCGCAAGTATAAAGGTGAATTCACAGCCGCATGTAGCACAAGTATGTTCGATTTCGCGATAATACTTCATATTGCCATGTTTAACAACTCTCATAGTTATTCCTCCATTTTACCAGTATGCTTAACGCGATGATGAACTTCATCTTGTTTACCAAGATTGAAGGCAGTGGTATAGTTGCCAGTTAGATAGCCGGTTACGCGTCTAAGCTGCTGTATATTGTCACTGCCGCACATAGGGCAAGCATCATTAAACTCATCAGTAAAGCCGCACTCAAGGCAGGTATCCGAGGGTACATTCACCGCAAAGTAAGGTATATCGTGATCCATGGCATAATTTACAATAGTTTCGAGCGCGTCCACGTTATTTTTAACGCCAGCTTCTAGCTCGACATAAGTAATACAACCTGCGCTAGAATATCCGGTAAGTTGACTTTCAATATCAATTTTCTCAAAAGGTGAAACTTCTTTCCATACCGGTACGTGCATAGAGTTGGTGAAGAAGTCGTGGTCGCTTACATTGGGAATGATGCCATACTTCTTGCGGAAGTTCTTAAGCGCCGTATAACAAAGGTTTTCGGCTGGGGTGTAATATACACCGAAATTCAACTTATATTGCTCTTTGAATTCCTTGCAGCGATCTTTAAAGAGCTGTTCTATTCTCTTGGCTAACTCCATACCTTTTGTTTCTGTATGGTCACAACCAATTAGAATTTGGAGGCACTCCGCGAGACCTAGTTGACCGAGGGCAAGAGTGCCATGACGAAGAGCTGAACGAGTATCTTTACCATCGTACCCTATCATACTCCCATTTTCATACATGAACTTAGCACCAGAAGCGGGTTGGGAGCAGATATATTCGAAGCGTTCAATTAACATATCCTTAGCTTCGTGGATCTTTTTGTCAAGAAGATACATAAAATCTTCTACCACATCCCTGGTCTTATATACAATATACCCTGCTTTTTTACTAGCTTCCCAATCTTCATAAGCACCGCCATGCCACTTCTTTACCTCCATGGCTATTGTTGGAAGAATAATGGTGACAGGACAAATGTTTCCGCGACCATCTTTAGTCTGCGAATTTACTCCTGGATCGGCGTTGATATCAGCGCCGTTGGCGGTTCTACACATATTATCCGATGTTGCCATCGGTACTGACTATATCTTCTTAGGACAAAATCCTAAGTCTTCCGCTTCGGATTGGTGCCTATCTCCAATCCTACTCCCCTACATTCATCGGGGATAGTCGATACACTTTTAATCTAGTAAAGTAAGTTGATATTTATCGCGAGCAAAAACCTTACGACCAATCTCTTTAAACTTTCTTGTGGTATAGCCTATACTAAAACCGCAATATCTATCAGCATCATTTCCTGTATTGAAGATTTGCTTTTCTTTAGTCTCCATATCAACCACTTCAATTCTTTTAGCTCTTGACGCATTAGGGATTGCACTAAAAGAACCATAATCTTGGTCTTTATAAGCAAACATCCATTTTCCTTCGTAGAGGTTTTTAATTATTCCTCTGCATCGTCTAGAGATAAATTGATGATTGCTTTGATTGAAGTGGGCTGCGCACTCAGCCATACTATCAAAAAACAATTCTTCATCAGTTTCAAGATTCTTACATTTAACTCCGGTTGCGTGAGGATTTTTCCCGCCAACCTTAGTTTGACGAATCTTTTCCTTGATAAGGTCCATTTCTTCTTTGGTCTTGTTTTTGTAAGTATTGCCACCACATTTGCTAACTGCATCAGTCTCATTATATCCGTCATTTACAGAATCATATTGCATAATATAATCATGCTCTTTCTGAGTTAATTCTTCTTGAGTGGATGCGGTATCTATTACTTCAATGAAGAATTTATCTGGGCCGTAAAGACGAATTGCCCTAGCAAAATGTGTATCTAAGACGTTGTTCATTGCATCACTAATATGACGTCTGAATCTTTCTTCGACTGGCCGAATACTTTGACCAATATAAACTTTATCGTTTTCAGTATTGGAAATTTTATATATAAACATCGTACATTCTCCTAACAATATAGTATATTAAAGGTGCCGCACCTTCTACTATATATAAAAAACATTCGATGTTCATTATGCTGTTTTGTCCAAAGGACGTTTTTATCTTACTTACTAGAAAACTTAGCACGGTCTCATCCGCGTGGGACCTAACCGTTAGCTTGCGGCCGCACAAAGATCGGAAGGGTGGCCTTCCGACCGGCGCCGCAAACACCCGCGGGCGCGGTTCAAAAGATTTTAGATGAGCTGTAGTTTACGCTTACCCATCGTACTGAAATAGGTCTTTGGATCGTTTCTATCATACCCGGCATTTCCGGACCAGTCAACATTCGCGTAATTTGGATAGAGCCTCGTAGATGTACTTTGCAAGGCAAGACGATATAGGTCATAGTTCGGGTCACCTGGTTCACGGTTAACTCCTTTCATACATTGGAAGATGCCGCATGGGAAGATAGAGGTCTTATGAAGCTTGCCAAGGCCCTCGATAGAAACATCGAGCAGAGCTTTTGTAATCATGCGTCCTTCGGGAAGCGTGCATGTTCCATAGTTGATAGAGGTAAAAGGTAGTTGATTACCGCTTCGTGATTGTAGTGTATTTAAGTTGTGGTATAAACCTTCTACAGCTTGATGAATTTCCTTCTTAGTCATATCAAGAGCATATTGATAGACACGCTGATTATGAACATCATTAGCCTCTTGATCGTCAAGCGAAAGACTATCCGGCACACGATTCGGGTCATCTTCTGTTAGATACTTTACACCATCTTTGAAATGCTTTGCGAAACTCTTCCTCACGTATGGCACCATTGTCCAGTCAAGATGGGTAGCAGATACGCCACCGAACTGCTGCAGACTCTGAAGCTGGAATATAACAGCCACTAACTGCATAGCAGTATTAACTGACCCCGCGGGTCTTACATCTGTCTGGCGAGTATTGAAACCTTCCGCAAGTAGTTTATCAAAAGGAATAGACAAGCAGTTATGCATACCAACGGCGTAAGCGGAAAGATCATGAATATAAATCTCATTGTTGAGATGATTATCTCTTGCCATTTTTGATACGCAATAGTCAAGTGCATACTGTTTCATCATATAGTCAGAACCAGCACCCACGCGTCCGCCAAAGGAGAATTCATCTACATTGGCATTTTGCATATCAGGATTTAGAGCGCTAATCTTCTCGCTATAACCTCTAACAAAATCATCATTACCTTTGCGAAGAATCTCGCGCTTGTAACGATAACGAATATAAGCGCGTGCTACATCTGTGCGTTCGGAACGCATGAGAAATTCTTCTACCTTATTCTGAATATCTTCAACAGAAAGAGTTCCTTCTGCTTCATTCTTTGCCCAATAATAAATTTCATCTGCGATATCACGAGCGGTATCCTCTTCATAGATCACCCCATCTACTTCAAGAAAAGCTGCGTTAATAGCATTGATTACTCTTTGCTTATCAAATGGTACAAGAATACCGTTACGCTTTTTTACCTAGAGCATTCATTTAACCTCCTCATACAAGATATAGTTATTGTTATACATTATATTTGAAAAATATCTTGTATCTTGTAATCAATTTTGTCCAAAGGTTTCATCTGCCATCATGGTAGTGATGCTTTGTACCGCGAAATCAAGATCAGAAGCGTTGTTATTCAACACAATATAGGGCTTGAAATCAGATATAAAATCTTGAAAATCCTTTTCATCGGTGGAAAAGCGGCGGATGATTTCATGTACATTCGGCTTTTCCTCTCGTTTTAATTGTCTTATCAATCGTATTTTATCAAGAGTATCAACATAGATGATAAATAGAGAAACTTGCGGCGACCGCAACAATGAGCGCAGGCCAGCGGGATTAAAAACGCCAATATTGATTTTGTCTTCCGTTAGAGACGAGATTGGAGTGCCATAACACCAAGAATTAAATACCGTCCATTCTGCCATTTCGCCTTTGCAAGCTTTTTTATTAAATTCTCTGTCGCTGAGAAAGTAATAGTTCTTACCATCGACCTCGCCCTCACGAGGAGGGCGGGTCGTTGCACTTACAATCTCGTGGAACCGGTCGGGGGCGGCCGCAAGTACTTCGTGAAGAATTGTATCTTTACCACTACCTGCTTTTCCTGCTATTGCTATAATATTATACATATCAAGATACCTCCAAGGGTTCTGGTGAAATTATCCTAAGCCCGCAAGCTGGGCATTCATAATAATAACTGCCTTCTCCAACCCCTATGCGAGATTCTATAAAGTTCATTTCTTCCTCGCAATTATCGCAGCAAAGCACTTTAATAGTACGCCATTGAATTGGGATTTTCTTCTCTTTAATCATCGTTCTTCTTCTCCTTTATACATACATCAAAGGGCGATACATAAAACATAAGTGGCTGATAATCTGCATAATCTACTCGCTGTTGTTGAAAATAGATCTTCACGTCTGGACACCCTTTAGGGCAGAGCCAAAAGTATTTAACTGTATGCCGATAATTCTCTTTTAGTCGATACTCTTCTCCAGGAGCGATTTCAAAGTTTTCTACTACAGCTTGAGCAGGTGTGAATTCAATAAATGCACCATAGTCACCCACTACTATGCGACGGTATCCATCACTTATTTTGAGAGGTCCTCGCACATATAACTCACAATCACGAGCATAAACATGCGGAAAATATGGTCTTAATTCCGTTTCATATTGCTTTCGTTGTTCTTTAGAAAACTCAGGAGGAAGAGCTTTGTAGTTATATTTCTTTATAAGTTCTGAAACTGTCATTCTTCTTCCTCCTGTTCTCCGTCGTATCTTTCACTTCGCAGTATTAAGTCTCCGTTTAACAATACTTCATCAATATGATAAAGTTGATGCTTAACATTACTATTGGCATACTTTTTAGCTCTAAATTGATCGCCCTGCCGCACACCCTGCACTAGTATCATATTGCCTCTATTAAACCAGCTTCGCTCAACTACAGACTTTGTACCATCGGGGTTTTTCCGAGAAACTTGTCTATCGAATAGCGAGAAATGTTCACCATTAAACTTCACTGGTACAACTCCATCAGTAGTTAAAAGGAATACTGTATGTTTCGTCTTGTCCTTCGCGACACACGTGCCGCAAATGCAACTAAGATCGAAGATTGGAATATGACCCTTATATAATGTCTTAACGACTGGCTCTTCTGGCAAACTATTAAAGTCTACTAAACCATACTTGCTCTTGTTGACATTTTGTAATTCATGGTCATGAAAGTAGAAACATAGTGCTTCCATTTCCCAAGAGGAAAGATTGCCCTTGCCATATTTATCCCAGTCTGCCATAAAGATACGAGTATTCAATCTATCAAGAATACCTTCTGCATCGCTCTTAATCCAGTTTCTGAATACGTCCATCCAGACCTGATATACTTTATCCCATGCTTTTGTACCCAACGTACCTGCGGCCGCAGGTAACTGGTCTTGTCCTAGTTCGCATAGGAAGTCGATAGCTCTTGCATCAAGGGTATAAACATCTGGATCTCCAGGGGTCTTACACATCGCTTTTAGATATCTATTAAATTCATATACGCGACGTGCCATAACTCGCTCTTCTGTATCCTGCGGCAATAAATCATTCCTAATCAGTCCTGGTAGATTTTGTAAGGTAATGCGCTTCTTTTTATCGCATGTCACCCAAATATACTCTACCATCGCTTGATAGCGAGAAGTGTAGAACTGATCGAATGCTCCACCTTTAATCAAAGCAATCATCGCTTGTTTATTTGCCTTTACTTTATTCATAAAGTCAAGAAGAGAATTATATGGACGATGTTCAATTATATCCTTTACCAAATCATTATTAACATTGGTTAAACCTTTAAGACCAAAGAGGATTTGATTATTTTCTGCATCAGGTCTAAAACCAAAAGATGAGCGGTTAATATCCGCTAGTGAAACATGAATACCTGCATTTCTAATTTCACCAATCGCGCGAGCGATCTTCGTGTAATCTGTCTGCTCTGCCGCATCTTCATCAATAGCACCAGAGTTGACAATTAAATATGCGGTATTCCAATATACAGGATTAAAATGAGTTGCTAGATAAAGCGTTTGCATACCAATAAACGAGTAAGCAAGAGCATGGATAATAGAGAATGAATATCCCATTTGCGGGCCGATGCCGCATGTCCAAATATATCTACCAACCGCGGGCGACACCGCTCTATCAAGCACCTTTGCCTTTAACTCGGGGATACGATTCATCTGCTTCTTACCGACAATTTTACGAGCATCGTTAGCTTCTTTCAAAGTGAAGCCGACAAGATTTGGGTCTTGTAACATCGTCATCATTTGTTCCTGACTAGGTGGGACACCGTAGGAACTTTTAAAATGAGGTTCCAAATCTTTCTGCTCTTGCTTAGTCAAGCCGAAGGTATTCATTTCATCGTACCATTGGGATATATTATTCTTAAATCGTACATACTTATCGAGAGGAGATTCAGCGCCTTTTTCTTGTGTCATCAAGCGCATTAATCCATTAGCATCTGCCATCTCTCGAGTGGTACGTGGTTTGATTTTCTTTGCGGCGAGCGCGCCAACAGAACTATCAAACTGGAAGCATCCAATTACATCTCCATTCTCCAATGCTTTCCACATTTTTTCATCATCCTGCGGAAGGACTGCGGGATGGAGATATTTATTATATACTTCACGGAGGGTTAAATCTTTCTCTATAACTCCATCTTCTTGAAGGAGTTCGATCGTTTTAATGATAATATCTTGCACACTGGTGAGCAGAAAGTCATACTTAACGCTACCTGCAGCCTCTTGATCATGTAGATCCCACTGAGTAATCAATGCTCCTTTTGGAGTTCGCATAACCGCCGCAGATTCAAAGATAGTGTCTTCGTTAAATAAGATGACTCCGGAAGCATGGCTCGATCTTTTGTTAACCAGCCCTTGGATACGAGTAATAATCTCCAGGAGGCCTGGATATCGTCCCACTGCCGCGATAAAAGGCTGGACTGGTTTTCTGCCTTTTTCTGCATTTCCGTTAACCACATCTTCGATAGGCCATAGGAAGCCGCGTTCTGACGGTATAAGTGAGCTAAGATACTGGGCTTCATCAGTATCAATGCCTTCTGGAAAACTTTCCGATCTATATCCTCTGCAAGCTGTAAGGATTGCAGACTTAGTTCCTTCGGTACCAAATGTCGAGACCTGGACAAGACCAAGTTCTCCCCTTTCTTCTCTAATCGCACGGAATACCGCCTGAATCTTAGAGGGCGCCAAGTCAAGGTCGATATCGCCAAGCTCTGTACGCTCGTCATTTATATCACCTTATCCATCATTTCTGATGGGGTAGACTATATCTTATTCTTCCATACTAATATTCTCTATGGTGTATCCGTAATATGGTTTTCCTTTTCTGCGAGCATCTTTTAAGCCTGTCCGCACGCTTTCTGGATTAGTTGTGCGAGTGATTCTATTTTCTACAAACCACTCCCCACAATCTCTCACAGAAGGAAAATCTTTTATAAAGTCTCCCTTTGTAATCCGGATACATTGCCCAGTCGCTTCTCTAAATGAAAAGCGCGGTATATTATTAGCATTGAGGATATCATCAACGGTACTATGATCTAAACCAAATTTTTCGGCGGTTTTTCTTGCGCTTTTAGTTTTCATATAATCAGCAATTATTTCCTCGTTTGGGAGTATTGCATGATATTTTTGTCCGCCAAAAGTTGCATTATATCCATGAACAAAACTATCATAGAAATCAATCCAATAAATCTCTGCTTTATCAAGCTACTCATACGTTTGAATATTATCTTGCACAACTTCAAAAGTGAAATTATCAAGCCCATATTTTCTTATAGCTCTATATAAAGCCTTATTTTGATCGTTCGGATGGGCGCCAAAAGCGTGTTGTCTATGCTCTTTCCACCGCTCTTCCGCGGTTTTAATAGTTTGTCCGATATAACACTTTCCATTAACTTGATTAGTGATTTTATAGATTAACATATATAATCAACTCCTTAACTATTCTATTATATATGTAAATCATCTATAATCATTTTTCCCGTTTTGTCCTACAATATGGAAGATTTCCGCACTTCGAGTAGTAACTCATTCTCTACTCTACTCTCTTTCGAGATAGTCGTTTGACCTTTCTCGATTAATCGAGACTTGGCACAGGATTACCTTCAACTTAATGGTCAGGCTTCCCTGTTAGCATGAAAGTTAATCGTCATTTCCTACGACTACTAACGTCTTTCATACACCCCTGAGTAATAGGGTTCACGGATTTTTTTACTACACATTACTATGTAGGGGGGCAATAAATTTTACCTCCAGAATGGTAGATCCCATTCAATAGGATCGAGTTGAGTGATACCTAGCAGATAATGATTGAGCGCCGCGCAAGCGGAGCCACGACCTGCGCCAACAGTCGAGCCGCACTCCCAGAACAAATCAACATAGTGCTTTAGAGTGTTAGGATAAGCAAACATACAAGTATTCAGCTTTTCACCAATGACTCTCTTTACTCTTGCTTCCTCATTCAAACGTTCTAGATATCGTTTATCTTCATAAAGACCTTTGGCTTGCAAAGCACTAATGCACTCATTAACCCAATAACGCTCTTGAATATTATCGCTCCAGATAAGACGACAAAGTTCGGGATATTTGTCTTCCCAGCCCGATGGTGCAAATCCTTTTTTATAATCAGTAACTTCGACTTCGGGAACAGATTGATTATGTTCAAGACTAAAAAACTCGAATTTACTAGCAAGTTCATTAGTGGAAACAATAATAGAGTTTACTGTTGCAGCATCAAAACTTTCACGAAGGAGGTCTTTGACTTCATCTTCTGTTTTGAGATAACAATATTCATAGAAATCATCAACCTCACGCTCACCGCCCTTGGAGTTAAGATATGCCTTATGGATATAACGGTCCTCTTTTTGAAGATAGTGAGCATCATTACCAATACATAGACTAAGATTAAAAGCTCCAGCAATAGAAAGAATACGTTGATTGACAATAATTTGTTCAGGACTTGCGGCCGGCGCTACCTCGAGATAGAAGTCTTGCTTACCGAAGACGTCAATGCAGAATTCAAGAAACTGTACAATTTGCTGATGGTAGCGTTGAGCATTTGTCATATCATCAACTTCTTCACAAGCGTTAAGGGCAAGGATAGAAGTGCCAAGTTCACCACCGATGCATGCGGTCGTACCTACAACGTGACCCTTATAACGCTTCATGACATTCGCCAATTCACTTTTAAGGGTCGGTACTCGCTCCATACGGCGGTCATAATAACTATTCATCCATGCAATAGAAGAAAGCTCCTTAAGCGCACGATAACCAAGCTCGTCTTTCGCAAGGAGGATAAAGTGATAATACTTCTGACCTATATCTCTAGTATCTGTCAGATAGATCTCATTTCCCAAGACGACCTTAAATTCTGGATGTGTCTCATGGAGCTGCTTAGCATATTTATTAACCTTCATATGCGAACTTAGACACTCATGGTCTGTAATGGCAATGCCGCTGAGACCGTACTCAAGGGCTTTGTCGATTAGAGCTTGAGGCTTGTTTACCGCATCGAGAAGGCGGATGTTGCTGTATTCCGTATGTGAATGATTGTCGAAATACATATTGATCCTTTCCGTGATTTCACGAGGTAATACTATGGATACCAAGGAAACACTCTTTTAGTTTCTACATATATTATACAATAGATTTTATGTTTTGTCGAGTTAAGGTGTTACTTCTTCCTCGGGTTCTAGAGGTCGATCAGACGTCGCGAGTTCCACCATACCAGTGCTTTTATCTATTAGTCTTCTAAAGCTATCAGAATAGGCAATGATTTCAAAATCGCTAAGTCCTTCCAATTCCTTTAAGGGCATTTTCTTCCAATACATTAAGTATCCAATACAAGCAAGTATATCTAATCTAATCTTCATAGGAACTCCTTATGTTGGCAAAATAAGAGTAAGTTTTTCGCTTGCTCTAGTAATTCCAGTATATAGGTATTTTGCATATTCTTCTCTAGACATAAAGCCAACATTCTCAGCAAGAAAAGTGACTTTACCAAACTCGCTACCTTGAGCTTTCCAACAAGTGATTGCATAACCATAATCAAATTGCTGCAATTTCATCTTTTTGATAAACCAAGGAAGAGTACGATAGTTTTCTTTTGTAATCGTTGGCACACCAGTAGTAATTAGCTTCCAATCGGTGATAAGAGAATGAAAAGCACAGTCTAACAAGTCGTTATCATCTGCACCTTCTGGCATAAAATCCATAAAACACATCTTTCCGAGAAAATCGTCAGGGCGAGTAGCGATTTTTGTTAACTCTCCAGTCATACCATTAACTAGTGCGTCGCCTACTTCAGTTACATGGTCCCAATCGTTCTTGAGACAAATGATTTTATCTCCAATAAGTGGAGCGGTTTCTACATCTTTTCCCCAAACCAGTTCACGGAAATGATTATTTAACGAACGACGAGTAGCGTTCTTACCACATATAACTTGGTCAGCCCACTGTAACATACCATCGCACAACTCATGACGCCTAACTACATTCGCGTCTTTGCCTTTAAAAGCACTAATTGCGCGACCTTCACGAACGTCCATAGAAAGACGAATAATATCATTGTCTGCGGCCTGGCGCATAATTTCGTCCAGAAAAATATCCGGATGTTCAAGCACATGGTTGTCTTGATCCTTGTCTACTGGAGGCAACTGACCGGGGTCGCCGCAAGCAATTACATGGACACCATGAGAAAGTAGTAAATCCCACATCTTCTTAGGAAGCATTGAAACTTCATCTACGACTATTAACTTATAAGTCTGATCAAGTTCTCGCTTGGGGAAATGCTTAAAAGAGCCGTCTGCTTGCCGTATAGATTTATATAACAATCTATGCGCTGTTGTTGCATTTGCACAGCCTTTTGAGCGAAGAACTTGCGCGGCCTTGCCCGTATATGCAACATAAGTTACATCATGCGGTAATAGATCTAAGGCAGCGATGATAAATCTCACTAATGTTGATTTACCTGTACCTGCATAGCCGGCTACTAC